AATGAAACAAAAATATATCGAGGCACACATGAAGGTAGCCCAAGTGTATGCTGAGCTATCAAGTGCAGAGAGACTAAAGGTTGGTTGTGTTATAGTAAAGGACAATACCATTATAGGCATCGGTTATAATGGTATGCCTTCGGGCTGGGATAATGTTTGTGAAACTTCATATAAAGTATTTCCTGGTACAGAAATGTCAAAGACTAGACCGGAAGTCCTTCATGCAGAAACAAATGCTATAGCAAAAGTTGCTCGTTCTAATAATTCAACCGATAACGCAGATTTATTTGTTACCCATGCCCCTTGTATGGAGTGTGCAAAGTTAATCTATCAATCAGGAATAAAATCCGTTTACTACCGGGATACATATCGTACCAATATCGGTATAGATTTCCTTAAAATGTGTAACGTAGAGGTAAAAGAAATTGTCTAACAACCATTACAATTGCGATAATTGTGACGCAGATTTTAAAATTAAACATTCATTAGATGACTCGTATTACGAGGTTAATTTCTGCCCGTTCTGTGGTGGGGAGATTGATAATGAAGAAGAAGAGGAATCGGACGATTACGAATGACCGATTGGCTATACAATGGTGAACCTTATAATGAACCTGGAGAATATTATGGCTTTGTCTATGAAATTGAAAACATGTTATCTGGTAGGAAATATATCGGGAAGAAATTCTTTTGGTCTCTTAAACGAAAACAAGTTAATAAAAAACGTAAGTCGTACAAAGTCGAATCCGACTGGAAAGAGTATTGGAGTTCTTCTGATGAACTCAAAACAGATATTGAAACTCTCGGGAGAGAGAACTTTAAACGTACCATAATACATTTGTGCGTTTCCAAAGGCGTAACTAACTATTTAGAAGCTAAAGAGCAAATGTTACATGCAGTACTTGAAAATAGTAACTTATGGTATAACTCATGGATACAATGCAAAGTCAACAAATCACATTTACGTCCAATACGTAGCACTTGATAATAACTCAAATATACGCTATAATAGAGTATAAAGGAGCTTATTATGATTAAAAAAATAATCGAAGAAAATTACTACTCTACTGCATCTGAAATTGAGAGAGATGAGATGCGTAAATTTATTTTGTCTGTACTAAAAACAAATGTTCTTACTGTTGAATTTAAAAAGAAAGATGGTACCTTGCGTACTATGAACTGTACCTTGGCTGAAGATAGAGTTGGTATCTATGAAAAGAAAACCGATAAAGTAAAGACGGTTAATATTGAAACGTGTCCTGTATTTGATACTGACATAAGTGAGTGGAGATCATTCCGCTACGATTCCTTAGTATCTTTTAAATTCGATATTTAATATGATTGAACCATCTGGTATTACAGCAGAATTACCTAACTATAAGTCTGCATTATCTCGGGCATTTAATTTTTATAATCAAAATAAAGATAAAAAAGATGCGCGTGTGTACCTTAAAACTTATATAAAGCAATGTAAGTTAGAAATTGATTTAGATCGCGTAAGTGATAAACAAATCGATACTACCAGTAGTTGGCTTGCAAAATTACTTCTTAATGGTAATCAAATAAAGATTGGTGATGTTGATAAACTTCATAGCTATCTTAAAAACTTAGTTTTAGCTGAACCTGAAGTAAAAGAGGTTCAAGTTGAAAAAGTAGCTAGACTTACTATTCAAGACTATATGCAAGATAAAATTGCCGAGGTAGTTGGTGACCTTGAAGGGCATATTGATGCATATATTAAGGAAAATAAAGAGTTAGATCTATATGCATACTTACAAAGTAACAATGTACCTAAGCCTTATTGTGCAAGTATTGATGTATGGGTGCGTAAACGTTCTCAAGAGTTTATTGAGGTATACCAGTCTGACGATAAAGAGTTAAAGGAAGCTTATTCTTTTATTACCCGTCGTCAATTAGCCAATCTTATTAAGATGCTAGGTTCATTTGTAGCTGATATAGAACGGTATACACAGTTTAAAAAAGCAAATCGTAAGCCTAGAGCAAAGAAAGCTAAGCCTGCCTCGATGCAAGTTGTTAGGCTTAACTATAAAAAAGAAGATACGGAACTTGGACTTAAGTCCGTTAATCCGGCTGAAATAGTAGGTGCATCTCAGGTATGGGTATATAATACTAAGTATAAGAGACTTGCTGCCTATCGTTCAGATTCTGCATTAGGTATTCAGGTAAAGGGTTCTACCTTACAAAATTATGATCCAGATATGAGCGAACAAAAGTCTATACGTAGACCAGAAATTATTATTAAACGTGTTCTTACATCTAGTAAAGTTCAACTGCGTAAGTTTTTATCTGATATCGAAACAAAAGAGTTTGAACTAACTGGTCGTATTAACGATGAATGTATTATTGTGAGAGTTATTAAGTGATACTTATAGATTATAGTCAAGTTATTATTTCTAACTTAATGGCTGAAATTGGTGGTAGAACCGATGTGGAGATAGATGTAAATCTTCTTCGGCATATGGTAATTAATACCATTAGAAGCCATAAAGTAAAGTTTGGTAAAGAATACGGCGAAATTATTATTGCATGCGATAGTCGTAAGTACTGGCGTAAAGAAGTATTTCCTTTCTATAAAGCTAACCGTAAAAAAGCTAGAGAAGATTCAGGGTTTAATTGGCCATTAATATTTGACTCAATAAACTTAATTAAAGAAGAGTTAAGAGCGATTTTTCCTTTTAAAGTAATTGAAGTCGAGGGAGCAGAGGCTGATGATATTATTGCATCGTTAGTATACTGGTCATCGGTACATGACCTAAAAGAAGGTATTCTCTTTGATCAAGATGCAGCTAAACCGTTACTTATTATTTCTGGTGATCATGACTTTAATCAGCTACAAAAGTATAAGCACGTTAAACAGTTTTCACCTGTTCAAAAGAAATTCGTTAAGTCTGAATCGACTCCTGAAGAATATGTAATTGAACATATTATTAGAGGAGATAAGGGGGACGGGGTACCTAATGTTTTATCTGCTGATGATAGTATAGTTAATGGGGAAAGACAAAAACCAGTTTCATCTAAAAAGCTAGTAGAATGGATTAAAGACCCTTCTACTATGCCACAAGATGAAACGTTTAAACGTAACTATGACCGTAATAGAACTATGGTTGATCTTTCTTTTATACCAAATTCTTTGCAAGAAAAGATTATAAATACCTTTACAGAATACCCTGTTAAAGATAAAAGCCAGCTGCTGAATTATTTTATTACAAATAGAATGAAGCAAATGATAGAACACATTGAGGAATTTTAATGAACTTACTAGTACCTGAGGTCTTAAACCTTGTTGAAAAAGCTAAAACAAAAGAAGAAAAGATTGCTATTTTACAGAAGAATGTCTCTGATCCTCTTCTAGTCTTATTGCGTCTTAACTACGATCATATGCTAAAAATGAATCTTCCAGAAGGGGAACCACCCTTTAAGAAAGATACAGATAAACCAATTGGTTATAATGAGACAAATCTTCAACTTGAACTTAGACGTTTTTATATTTGGATTGAACCTCCAGAAAAAGTTAACCTACCTACAATTAAAAGGGAGGCGTTATTTGTTACAATGCTTGAGGGAATCCATTGGACGGAGGCAGAGGTACTATGCCTTGCCAAAGATAGAAAATTAGAAACTCGATACAAAACATTAAGTAAAGATTTAATTAGGGAAGCTTTTCCTAAAGCATTAACTGCGGATCCTCCTAAACCTAAAAAGGAAAAAAAGGAAGTATCTATCCCTTTAGAATAAAATCTCTCTGGGTATCTTTTCTTAAACAATTTGAAAAACCAATACCCCCGACCCCATGGTTAGTAAGTGGAACCTTACCTGAACCAGAGAGATTTTATAATGTAAAGCAGGTAAATTTACGGCAGCCACGTAAAAGTTGATTTTTTTCTTTAGATGAGTTATAATATATTATGATCTATTTTAATACTAAATCCTCTCTTAAGCCTAAAAAAGCCCCTAAATCTGAGCGCGAGCAATACGCTGCTTGGTGCGCTAAGCATGGCATTAATCCTTCTGGTAAATCTAAAAAGAAAGTAACTATGAGTAATGTCCTTTTACCTGGTACTGTTTATAAAGCATACGTAAGAGAAACTGTTCGTCATCCTAGTCTAGATACTGGTCATGTAGGTGCAGTTAATACGGGTAAAAAAACTATGCATTATACTGGAGATAAAATGCTAGGTATTGCTACTATGCATAAGTCTAATTTAGTTCCTATTTTTACTGATGAAAATGCCGTTGAAGTGGCGCAAATGAGAAGATAATGAAGATAGCTGTTTGTTCTGACCTCCATCTTGAGTTCGCCGATATCGAATTAAAAAATGAAGATAATGCTGATGTATTGATTCTTTCAGGTGATATTTGTGTTGCTAAAGATATAGCTAATATGGACTCATTCAGGGGGGAAACTTTCAGAGAATTCTTTAAACGTTGTTCAGAAGAGTTTCCACATGTCATTTATATTATGGGTAACCATGAGCATTATCATGGTGACTTTCAGACAAGTGCTGGCATTTTTAGAAAAGAACTATTACAATACGATAACGTTTATTTCTTAGATAAAG